GACAAGCGCAAACTGGAAGAGTGGGTGGCGGATTATGGGGAAGATTCTGACTTTTGTAAAGTGAGGGTCCGGGGATTGTTCCCATCCGCTTCTTCCATGCAGTTTATATCCGGGGATTTAGTTGATGATGCATATAGGCGGGAAGCGAAATGTTATCTGGAAGAACCATTAATTATTGCCGTGGACGTTGCCCGATTTGGTGACGATCAAAGCGTTATTTGTTATAGGCGTGGGCGGGATGCAAAAACTATTGAGTGGCAGACTTACCGGGGTGTTGATACCATGCAGTTAGCTTCTTATGTATCGGAAGCGGTTAAAACCCATCAGGCTGACGCGGTATTTGTAGATGGCGGTGGTGTGGGAGGAGGTGTTGTAGATAGACTGCATCAACTCCATGTCCCGGTTATTGAAGTCAACTTTGGGGGCAAGGCTGAAGATGGTAGATACCAAAATAAGAGAGCTGAAATGTGGGGCAATATGAGGGAATGGCTGCAAAGAGGCTCTATCCCAAGGGACCAGGAATTGATTGATGACTTGATTGGGGTTGAATATGGGTTTACTCCAACAAACAAAATACAACTGGAAAAGAAAGAAGACATGAAAAAAAGGGGATTGGCTTCTCCTGATCTTGCTGATGCCCTGGCCCTTACTTTCGCCTATCCAGTAGCTCCAAAAGGAATGGCTGCGCATCGGGGGGAAATGGCTAAAAAAAGAAGATCATACAACCCTTTGGCTGGAAAACGATAAGGAGTAGACTAAATATGTGTACTTGGGCAGGAAAATATCCCATTACCGCAGATGACCCTCAAGGATTTGGGGAAGAAAATATGAGGGCTAGAAGAGGGGAAAAATTTAGCAAACTACCCGGAAGAAGACAAACTAGTGATTCATCAAACAAAGGCAGAGATACTAGGGCGGATTTGCTAGGTGGAGAAAGCACGCGTAGGGATTTTATAGGTAGTACTAACGAAGGCAATCTGGGAAGAAAAACATTATTAGGGGGTTAATTACATGCTTGAATTATTATCAGTCTTAATGTGTGGGGGGGGGCCAAGCCCTGCCCCTGCGCCTGCTCCAATGCCAGCTCCCGTCAAGCAACCAATGCGGGCGGCCAGGCAAAAGCAAGGTCAAACAAGAGGGGCATCGCAGGCTGCATCTGGATCTGTAGGTGGCGGTACGGGTGGCACCTTATTAACAGGCATCCAAGGCATTGGAGACACTTCTTTAACAACCGGCAAGTCAATTTTAGGGGGTTGATATGGGTGTAGAAGTTGGCACGGCAATGTTGATTAGTAGTGCGATTGGGGCAGCTACATCATTTGCAACCGCGGCAATGGCTCCAAAGCCTCCAAAAATGGCTGCTTTGCCAAAATCAAAAGTACAACAGGTATCCAAGCAAGCTGACAAGGAAACGGCGAATATGGTCAAATCCGCAAAGTTGCGAAGCGGGGCGGCAACTCCTCCAACGCTATTAACTGGTAGCCAAGGCGTTGGAGATGAAAACCTTAATCTAGGTGGTTCGCTATTAGCCTAAGTAAATGGGGATAAAATGATAGAAACATTAACAGATGTTAGAAGGAAAGCGAAATATACGCGTCGTCTTGGGCGTTTGAAGTTAGAAAGAGAAAGTTACGTTTCTCATTGGAAAGATTTGACTGATAACATTTTACCAAGAAGCGGCAGATACTTTCTTGAGGATCGTAACAAGGGTGAACGTAGAAACCTGGATATTTATGATTCTACCGGGACCAGGGCTTTAGGGGTGTTGGCAGCCGGGATGATGGCTGGAATGAGCTCCCCGGCTAGGAAATGGTTTACCTTGGCATTGGCGGATAGGGAAATGATGCAATACCAACCTGTAAAGGTATGGCTTGATGATGTAGTTGAAGTTATTAGGGAAATATTTTCAAGGTCAAATGTTTATAGGGTTTTGCATGGGCTATATGAAGAAATGGCTACATTTGGGACTGGCTGTGCAATGTTGTTTCGTGATAGGGAAGATTTAGTTCGGCTTTACCCCCAGACCGTAGGGGAATTTTATGCAGCACAGGACAATCGCTACAAAATAGATACGATATATAGAGAATTCCAAATGCAGATAGGCCCGATAGTTCAGGAGTTTGGGCGGAAAAATGTAAGTTTAGCTACACAAAACCTTTATGATCGTGGCGTTTTGGATGAATGGGTTACGATTGTTCATGCCATACAGCCAAGAATGGAAAGGGATGTAGGCAAAAGGGATAACATTAACATGCCATGGGAGTCTACGTTTTTAGAAAGAGATGCGGATGATGAAAACTTTTTAAGGGAATCCGGGTTTAATATGTTCCCGGCATTGGTTCCTCGATGGAATGTTAGGGGAGGCGATGTGTATGGCTCTGATTGCCCTGGGATGACTAGCCTGGGAGATATTAAGCAATTACAAGACAACCAAAAACAGAAAGCCAAGTGCATTGATTACCAAACGGACCCGCCTTTGCAAGTTCCAACAGCATTAAGGGGGAGCGAAGATGTATTGCCTGGGGGAATTAGCTATTATGATCCTGCTGCCCCAACGGGCGGAATTCGTACCGCGTATGAAGTCCAGTTGAATCTACAGCATTTATTGGAAGACATAATGGATGTACGGGCCAGGATCAATTCATCCTTTCATGTTGACCTTTTCCAGATGATTGCCTTGTCAGATAGAAGGCAGATTACTGCAAGAGAAATAGAGGAAAGACACGAAGAAAAACTACTTGTCTTGGGGCCTGTATTGGAGCGCAATCAAAATGAGTTGCTTGACCCGCTAATTGACAATACCTTCCAGATGGCATTGGAAGAAGGGCTACTGCCTACCCCTCCGCAAGAGCTAGAAGGACAGGAACTTAACATTGAATATGTTTCAATGCTGGCGCAGGCGCAGAAAGCGGTCGGTATTGGTTCGCTGGATAGAATGGTTGGGACGGTGGGGCAGATAGCAGCTGTAAAACCAGAAGCGCTTGATAAATTAGATTCCGATAAAATGATAGATGAATATAGCAATATTCTGGGCATACGCCCTGATTTAATCGTAGCAAATGAACAAGTGGCTTTAATACGACAAGATCGAGCAGAACAGCAAGCACAGATGCAGCAGATGGCGAATATTCCAGAAGCCGCGAAAACCGCTAAAACATTAAGTGAAACTGATGTTGGAGAAGGAAACGCTTTGGAAGAAGTAGCTAACCAATTTACGCAATTATGAGCGATAGGAGAGAACAAAGGTTAGAAGAAGGCAAGTCAAAGAAAGATCAACGACTCGATGACTTGCGCCAAATATTAGCAACAGCTTACGGTCGTAGATATATGGATGGATTATTAGAATTTCATTGTGTTTTTTTAAGCATTCCTGGTACTAACAATTCTGAACGGGATAAAAGACTTGGTATGCGGGAAGCTGGCTTGCGCATTATGTCTGAAATAGCAGAAGCAAGACCAGATCTTTTAAAATTAAAATTGAGTGAATAAGGAGACAGTAATGGCAGAAGATGAAGTAGTCGCAACGGAAGAATCCAAGGCGACAGAACAAACCGAACCCCAAGAAAGCCCGGAACAGGCAAAGCCACAGGCGGAGACGGAAGAAGGAACGGAACAGTCTGGATATGAACCTTTTACTATACCAGATGGGTTTGTAATGGATGACACTCAACTATCAGAGGTCAAAGACTTCGCGAAAGAGTTTAATCTAGATCAATCCCAAGCACAGAAAATGGTAGATAAGCATTTTGATATTATCTCCAAGAATAATGACTCGGTTCAGTCGGCACAAGAAAGCCGTTTAAAAGAATGGGCGAGTCAGGCCATGGCAGATAAGGAATTTGGGGGAGCAGATCTATCTGAAAATATGGCGGGTGCAAGGAAAGCTATGAATAGTTTTTCGCAGCCGGCTGTAGATACGGGTGGGAAAGCTATCCTTCATCCAGACGGACCTTTAAAGGGGCAGCAAATGTCTGAGGTTGAAGTGCTTATGAATGAATCCGGGTGGGGCAACCATCCTGCTATGATTCGGGTTTTTCATCGTATACACCAGGCTATGAGTGAGGATCACTTTGTGCAAGGTGATATGAAGCCAAGGGAACAAAAGAAAACCGCGGCTAAAACGATGTATCCAGATATGAAATAATATCTATTAAAACTTTTTAAGGGATAATAAAATGGCAACTTTATCGGTAATTAACCCAACCCTGGCGGATGTTGCGAAGGCAACTGACCCAGATGGGAAAATCGCAACGATTGTAGAAATATTGAATGAAACAAATGAAGTATTGGATGACATGGTATGGAAAGAAGGAAATCTCCCTACTGGTCACCGTACGACGATTAGAGCGGGACTCCCGGCACCAACATGGCGCAAATTGTATGGGGGCGTCCAGCCAAACAAAGCAACCAACGTGCAAGTCACAGATACGACTGGCATGCTGGAAGCCTATGCAGAAATTGACAAGGCGTTGGCGGATCTAAATGGAAATACCGCGGCGTTTAGAATGACCGAAGATCGGGCCCATATGGAAGGAATGAGCCAAGAGTTCAGTGATACCTTGTTTTATGGAAACGAAGGAACCGCCCCGGAAGAATTTACCGGCCTAGCCCCTCGTTTTAATGACAATTCTGGCCCAGCTAATGCTGACAATATCATCTTAGGTGGTGGTTCTGGATCAGATAACAATTCCATTTGGTTGATATGTTGGGGCGAAGATACCGTCCACGGCATTTATCCAAAAGGTTCCAAGGCTGGCTTGCAATTTAGTGATAAAGGGCAAGTTACTATTGAAGATGCTTCAGAAGGATCGAATTCTGGGCGAATGGAAGCCTATCGGTCTCATTACAGATGGGATTGTGGTCTTTCGGTTCGTGACTGGAGATATGTAGTTCGTATCTGCAACATCGATCAGTCTGCTTTGACCGCTGACAAATCTGGGTCATCTGCTGACGTTACTGACTTGATGGCTCAAGCTATTGAGTTGTTACCAAATGCATCTAAAGGCAAACCGGCTTTTTACATGAACCGGGGAGTTCGTTCTATATTGCGTCGGCAAATTGCAAATACCACAAATGTTCATCTTATGATGGAGCAAGTGGGTGGCAAGCACGTTATGTCATTTGATGGCATCCCTGTTCGCCGGTGTGATAGTCTGACAGCTACAGAAGCAACCATTTCTTAGCGATGGTCTTTAGATTAACTAAAATGAAAACAATAACTTCTCTTTAGGGGAAATACTATGAGCTTAGTAGACGCACGGTTGGAATGTTCCAACGCACAAGCATTAACTGCTTCTGCAGATTCAACAAATGTTATTGATTTGACTGGTACTGCTTTGCAGGTAGGTGCCGGTCGGCCTTTATACATGCACTTTAATGTTGTCGTAGCAGCAGATTTTACATCTGCCGATGAAACGTATAGCTTTGGCGTAGCTACTGGAGCCGCTACTTCTTTAGGTACGGTCCTGGCATCTCGCGCTATTGTCGCGGGTACGCTGGTAGCTGGCTACAATTTTTCGATAGCCGTCCCAAGTACTGGGGTGCTTCGTTACATTGGCGCTGAATACGTTCTGGCAGGTACATCTCCAACGATCACGGTAGATGCTTATTTATCAGATCAAGAAGTATATAGCTGGCAATCTTACGCCGACGCTATTTAAGCGTTGGTCCTCCTGGTTCATGGGGATTGAAAGTGTGGGCATTAAGTGGGTTGTGTCCGACTTTCTTTCCCCTTGAGCTACACCTTTTATATGAGGGATACTTATGGGTATCACAGTCAAAGCCATGAAAGTCGGGTATTACGATGCGCGACGGCGGCGAGCGGGGGAAGTTTTTGAAATTAAAGATGAATCCGAAAGGGGTTCCTGGATGGGGGGTGAAAATGATCCTATTGTTGAAAAGGATGCAATGCCATTTACGTCTCAGGTTAAAGGAACCAAAGCCGCAGGCAACATACTTG